CATCACGAACATATATAGAGGCAATCAAATAAGTAGCTAACCCACCTATATTATTTATGGTAGCGTATGCTCCCTCAAGGGCAGCGGAGTTCGCCGGGTCTAACTGGAGAGAGTAAGTCCCTAGTCGGGGAGTTGTAGTAACTCTAGTAGCTGCGGCTCCATCATTAGTTATACTTGTGGTGGCGTGTTCAAAGCTAGGATTTGTAAATAAATTTACTGCTGCTGGTCGATTAGCATTCTCAGTTACAATATTGTACAAATCTTGTGGTGTTTCTGCCGTTGATAATGTCCCACTCACTGGAACTAGACGATTCCAAGCATGTACACTTTCTTTTACAGAAAAATCTACCAAGTTATCCGACTGTGATCGGACTAAACTGTCCAATTGAGTGGTTTGCGTTGTGAAGTTACCCATTTCCTATCTAATCCTCGCTTTCCATAGTAGTAGACAACTCATGCCTCTCTACTTCTATTATACTAATTCTCTCAGAATACACTTGAGTTGCCTTCAAAGTGGAAGAAGTAAGTCCCATAATCAGTAAAAGTAATAACATAAGGGTTGTAAAGAATGAATATTTACAGGCCTTACCCGGTCCCAAGAGTCTTAATGTCATTATTTATTCCTTTTTTGTAGCCATCCCACATCACCTTGAGCAGTAGAAATGGCCCAGTTAACCAAGGCATCTAATTTACTGTCCAAGTTTCTAATATTCGCATCCACTTCTTTAGCACGTTTAGACAGATGATTACGGGTGTCAGACATATCTTCTTTCAAAGATTTTTGGATGTTGCTCAAGTCTATCTCCAATTTAGTGTACCTCCTTTCTAAGTAATATAGTTTAGTTAGGAGGTACACCGAAACTATGGTCAGTACCCCGGACACTCCATAAGTTGAAAAGATAGAAGCAACCAACGCATCTATAGCCACTTACATTCTCCAATAAAAAACGCCATAATTCTATGGCGTTCCTTAATTTATTTATTTAATCTTCTTCATCTGTAACTGTCAACTCATTATCGTAGTAGCCACCCCCTGATTGGGGGTGGCTACCGTTTTTATTAGGATGCGTAACCGTACAGGGTGAGTAAGAAAATACCAGCGTCATAAACACCAGCATCACCACCACCAGACGCAACAAGATACAGATAGCCATCAGCGGCGGGAAGTGCCGTAAGAGCCATCTTCTGCTTGGTTAACGTCCAGTCCGCTCCAGTGTTCAACAAAGCTGTCTCAGTTAAATCGGTGATTGCAACATTTTCTGTACCAGTAGCTACTGTAGCTGAGTATACATCAATGTCAGGCTCACCAGTTGTAGGAGTCTCAAAGCATTCAAGATGCCCCGCAGCAATTGTACCATTTAGAGCAGCAGTAATTTGCCCTATATGACAGTTTGCAGCATCATTGACACCAATAATGTCAGCGGCAGCAGCGGAACTTAATCCAGTCAAATCTATAAGAATCTCAGTCTTGATTAAATCTCCTGCGTATGTAACATTAGCCTTATAAAGACCGCCCGTAGCAGTAGAAATACCAGTACCGGGAGACATGTTCTGCATTCTGAATGCAGTCTCATCCGTACTACCAAAAAGGAAAGTCTCAGCGTCAGCCAAGTAGTTCCAGTCATACCCCATTGCGGATCGAGCTAATCCACGGGTATCCCCTGTTACATCCGATTGTTTAAACGTATGTTTAGTCATTATATTTTGCCCTCATCCGTGAAAGACAGACTGTTCACATCATCTTGAACATTGCGATTTGTGCGCCACATGGCTTGCTTTATAGATTTCTTTAAAGCTGTCGTTGCAACAGAGTCAGGTAATGAAGCTTCTATTAGATTCATCACTTCCCCAACCATTCGTTTAGTTTGAATATCTAAACTTTGCAACACGCCATCTGTGTACACACTTCGCATTATTCACCATTACATTACATTACATTCAAAAAGTGGTGGCTCTGCCCCGAATTATCGAAGCAGAGCCACCGGGTTGTAAGTCTTTAAACTTACGTGTTCAGGTCAGCAATCTTGGCGGTGTGCCAGATGTTGCGAGCCCGAAGTTCAGCCATCGTGTAGAGAAGACCACGAACAACTAGGCTGTTAGCAGCGAAGTAGTCACGGTTTTCTACGTACTGAGTCGGCTGTGCTACAGCAATCTCGATGGAGTCCGTGTCAAGAACGTAGACGTTCTGACCAAGAACCGCATCCGCAGATGAAACTGAAACAGGAACGTCGTTGTCAGTCAGGATCGGAATACCAAGGTACGTCGAAAGGATCAAACCTGTTCGGGTACCGGGGAAAGTCCGCTCGTCACCAACACCAACCTCAAACTCTTCCTGACCAAGATATCGCTGCTGCGAGTTCAAGAGTCGTTCGAGTTTGAAGTACTGGTCATGACCCATGAGGATGAGGTTTGGCTCACCACCATTCTTGCGAATGTTCATGATTGCGTTGTCCAAAAGGTTCAACGACAGGTCACGGCCTGTACCAGAGTTGTACTGAACTGAAGCACCTGCATTCCAAGTGCCAGAAACACGGTCAGCATACGTCAGGTTGTACGCTCGTACCCCACCGTTAGCAGAGTAGTTAGCGTGGCTTGCACCCCCAACTGCTGCACCGTCTTCCCAGACGATATCATCAATTGAAGTCATACCTGCACGACTGTAAATCGCAGCAACGTCGCTGTCTGCGAAAGTCGTGTCAGAAGCCACAGTCACAACACCAGTTGAGGTGTTTACTGCGGAAACTGCGGAACCGGTAATTCGGTCCCAGTCGCTCGCTGAATTGTCCCACTGAGATACAGAGTCACCAATTTTAAAGCTCTTAGCAACTGAGGCTGGAACAGTAAAAGTAGTGGTTGCACCTGCGGAAGTCAGGTAAGCAGAACCAGCAAGGAGTTCTTCGTTGATTTCCTTTACGTGGTCAATTTCTGCGTTCTCATGCTCCATCGCAAGAATGTCTCCAGCACCACCCTCAAGGTTGGCGGTGAAGATTGCCTTCACTGCGGCACCGAAGGTCGTACCAACAATTCTCGGAAGGGACTGGACGTTCTCGATATTCGAGATGTCCACGGTCGGCAGAGAACCTGTTTCCGTGATCGGACGAGAACGCCCAGAACCACGGTCGGTCCTTACACGCCAACCAACGCTGTTGCCCCAAACCACACGGGGAAGGGCATTCCAGAATCGAGTCTGGTTGTTTAGTGCATGCCACACTTTGCGTCCATATGTGGCATTGAAAATTCCAGTAGCGGAGTCAACCGTAAAGTATGACTGCTTCTGCATGAAATCCGGTCCGAAGACGTTCTCAAGCAAACCACGGCCACGCTGCGCCTGACTGAAGTACTGAAATAGAGATGGATTAGTAGCCATTATCTATATTTCTCCTATAGTTACTTTGAGGGCTGGGAAAGAATGCCCGAAAGAGCATCGCCTTCGCCTGCCATACTAACCTGCATTTCAGCCATGTCAGCATAACTCATCTTGGTAAGTTGATCGACAACAGCTTCTGGGTCAAACTGGCCGTCAGCGACCTGTTGACCAATTTCTGCTGCTTTCTGGAGAGGGTCACCTACGTCAGGGAGAATTCGAGACACGGGTCGTCCACCGGCCTCAGCTTCCTTCCATCCGATCTTTCGCATCTGGCTCTCAACGGCCTCAGCGACTGCGGAATCAGTAGATGCTTGCGACTTCGTAAGAGCGGTCAAGGCTTTAGCTAGAACACCCATCTGGGCCTTCACGTAAGCCATGTCCATATGCTCGGGATCGCCGTTTTCCTCTACCTGAGGGTATTCATCTGAACCATTCTCTTCCGTATCCGGAATCATCGGACCATTCTGCTTCTGTAGGGCGGAGTAGCTAGTAGCCTCACCAGCCTCAAGGGGCTGTTGAGTAGTCTCAGTTGAATTGTCTATGTTTGCATCTTCCTCGGTATCCGCAGGAGGCGGAGTAGCGTCACTGGAAACATGCTTTGGGTTATAGTCATCAACTGGCATACCATTTGCGGAGTCTCCGGTCGGAGCCTCGGCACCCTTAGCGAAACCAAATGCCTGACCAACCGCCTTTACAATTTCTTTTGTAAATGCGGCCTTAGCAATGGCCTCGGCCTCTTCATTCTCTGCTTCTGACTTCTCTTCATCTTCTTTTGCAAATCGGGCGGCAAGCTGGGCAGACAGGTCATTAGACTTCTGAAGCTGCTCGGCAATCGCCTCTAGCGCAAGGGTATTCCCCTTTAACAAATCTTGTTCAGCCATTTATTTCCTCCAAAGAGAACTAAACTTATTCCATATACCTTTCTTCGCTTTGGAGGTTGGACTCGCCGCACTTCCTCCGATGTGCGAAAATACAAAACAAAACCAGTTGTTTTCACAACTGGCTTCGCTCGTCTATTGTTATTATACGTGGAGTTACTACGAAATCATTCGTCTAAAGAGAAAATCTCATCTAAATCAAGTTCTGATAGTTTACGATTCTCTATAACTCGTGGTTTTGCTACCTTTTTAGTACCCGTGGGAGTATAGTTTTTATTAATATGTTTCATGCTTCGTCGCTTATTAACCTTTCTATCACGGGACTCCCACGTTTCTTCCCCATTAAAAGACACTGTAATCTCTCCTAGTATGTTCATTTAGCTCTAGGGGTTCGCTTCTTTAAAATACCTAGCTTACCACCAATACGCCCCCACTCTGGAACAGTTACCTGTCCATCGGCCAAAGCTTCCTTAATGTAAGCCAAAGCTTCAGCCCGTTCTTCCTTGGTGTCTAAGTTGTCAAATATTTGCTGACCTAGAGCCAATAATGCTCTATATTCCTTTGGCAGTAATTTACTAATAAATCCCAGCATATCTCTCTCCTTTACTTTTTATAGATTCCTCTGACGTAAACATTACGCCGCTGATTCCCGCCTTTATTGGCAAGCACTATTGGATCACGCCTCGTGTTATCTATATTATAGGTTTGCATCATCTTAGCCATCTTCATGGTTTCCGTTCCTGATTTACTATTTACCCAATCCAAGAACAAAGACGCATCGAATTGGGAATCTTCATCCAATTCCCATTCATCCATCAAAGTTGAATCAAAAGAATCAAGACCGACGTTGCCATAGTCATCGAAAAACGCAGACGTGTCGTCCCCAATACTGAACCCTGTCTCCGCTTCATACTGTTCCTTGAGTCCGCTCTCTTGAACCATACTGCCCGTAAGTTCGCCCATAGGCAGTGGGTCATACCCCGGTAGGTGAACATTTCCCTGTCCATCAAATACAGGTGCAGAAGGAGTCTTAAGGTATCCACGCTCATCTCTAAGGCCCTCATGAAAGGTTGGGTCTGGTAATTTCCCACTATTTCTAAGCCTTTCAACCTGACGGGGAGCCATGGTATCCGGTTGAGGCGTACCACCGTCCCAATCTGACCCCTGTCCCCAAGTGCCGCCTTCCTGAGCCCCTGTAGATCGAACTCCCTCGGCACCCTCAAATCCCGTGGGTTTTCGTTGAGA